CTGCTTCTCCTGCTGCGCGTCCTGAATCTGCTTCTGCTCCTCAGGCGTCGGCTTTGTCGCGCCCAGCGCGATAGACCGCTGTCGATAGAACTCGCGCAAATCGCCGATACCCTCACCATCGACATTTTCGGCGGCGGTGTAGAACGCGGCTAATGCATCCTGTGGCGACTGCGCCGTCATGAACGCTTGGCCCAGATCCATACCCATGCGGAACGCCTTCTGGCGCTTCGTGGCTGTCGCCTCCTGTACGGAGGCCTCAACGTGGTAAGTGCCGCGCGTCAGGTCGTTGCGAACCTTGTACGCGCCTGTCGTCGGATCAAGAGAGAGGGCGTGAAGTTCGGCCTTGCCCGTCTGGCCATCAAGATTGCGCGTCTCAAGCTCGCGTCCGGACTCGTAATATACCTCACGCGCCATCCCGCGCCAGATTTCACCTGTGCGAGCAAGAGCGAGCGCCATGTTGTCGAGGTAAATGATCGACCGGCTATCGACGCGGTTCTGCACCAGCTCGATCGCTTCGGCTGACGTGTTCGCCGGCACGTCGGAATCCTCATCGTCATCCGACAGCATCTGCGTGCTGAACTGGAGCAATGCGGCCGTGGTGGCTGGCGTCTGCGGCGGATCGACCCTGCCAATCGGCCCCGCGCTAACGATCACGCCATCCGCTTCGTTACGAAGCGGATGCAGCCGGCGAAACGGCAGGCGGCGGATGTTGCCCTCCGCCCATTCCTGCATCAACGCATCATCCATCTGCTCGACGGCCACGATCGGCACCTCGAACGGCGCAATGCTGTCGACCTCCTGAACCCGCGCCACACCGCTATTGAGGATACGCTGTGAGTCCTTTTTCTTGCGCGTGTACCCCCGGATGCGCTGCATGTTGTCGACCCAATCGACGCGCCCGTAAACGACAACGACAGGAATGTTGTCGCCCGCGATGTAGCCGCAATCCTTGAGAATGCGCGAGCCGTTCATGATGTATTTCCGAACGCGACGCCGCTTCCACGGCCGTTCCGCTCGCGACCAACCGCCAGCCTTCAGCAGCTTGGCGGCCTCTTCCTCAATCTCGGATTTAAAGAACCGCTGCTCCTCGCCGGACTGGTCCTGCGTGAACACGAACACCGTGTCGTCGACCGTCTCTACCTCGTAATATTCAGCGGTCTGCACGATGTCGGGCTGATACCAATCCCACGCCCACTTCCACGCCACGAGCGGCCAACTGTCGGCATTCTCGGCGCCCCAACGGTCGTCGAAGTCCATGCGCAACAGATTTGACAGCACGAACGCCGCTTCGGCATCCGAACCGTCCAGCATCATGCCGCCATAGAAATATACCGAATGATCCGCATCGGGGATCAGAACGCCTGGCTTTATGCGCTGGTGATCGTTGTCGGGATCGTATGGATCAGCGAAATCGGTCGTGAGCCGCCACGCCCCCATACCGCCCTTAATTGCCTCGGATAGCCCGTTCGCCCAAGCCAACGACGCCTTGCTAACATGCGCATCGGCGCGGAAGGCATCGTTGAGTGTGTCAGCGGTATCCTGATCTGCGCCCTCCGCCGGCAGGAAAGTGACATCAAGGCGATTCTCGCGCCAGTCTTCCTCGATCTTCTCCATCGGCTTCGTGATCTTGTCGATCTCCGGGCGCGGCAGCAGGTCATCCGTATCAACGAACGCACCTTCCCACATCGCGCCGGTAATTGTGGTGAAGCGACGATCGGCCAGCATTTCTGCGCGCATCTCACGCTGCGGCATGGCGATCGCATCGAACCGCTGCATGGCACGGTCGTGGACCTCGCACAGGCGGTTGCTCTCACGATCAGCGTCGGCGTCCTCGACTGCGGATTCGGGAAGGGGTGCAGTAGCCATTAGGCACGCCTCCGGTTCGCGAATGGGGTAACCATCGGCAGCGGCTTGCCCGTCGTCAGAACGCGATCCGGTGCCTGATGCGCAAGCATGACTTCAGATAGCGCCCACACAAGCGCATCAACTCGGTTCGGCGAGCCCTCACCAACGAAGCCGGCGCCAGTCATCAGCACCATCTCGTCTTCAAGCTCAGGCAACGAGCCGACAATGCTGACGCGGCCTTGCTCGAATAAGGCGGACACAGGTTCGGCGCGTGCCACCTTACCCCGTGAAGCCGTTACCTCCTTGTACGGGACCGAACGATCAGCGGCGCGGATGACAGCCGCGACCATTGCTCCGCCGAAGTTGCGTTCCGCGACGATGCGATCCGCTTGATGCGCGTGGTATGCAGTGATCGCCATGCGAGCCCAGCCATCAGGCGAAAGTCGACATGTGCGATCAGCCAGCACATAGCCCCGACCATCCACGCCACGGCCAGCCACCACAATGCCGACATCATCCCCGTCATCGTTTCCGTCTGTACCCGAAGGATCAATCGCAACCACGACCCGAGCCATTTCGGGCGCCGCCACAGCTCGGTTCGCGTCAAGCATGGATCGCGTCCACAACGCGCCCACCACGTCGTCGACGATTTCGCCGTCGAGCTCCTGCCTGCCCAACCGCGTGCCCGCATACCGCTCGACGAGGGCATCGACCGCACCGGGCGCTAGGTTGGTTCGGTTGTCGAGCGTCTTGCCACGCGTGACGACCGTACTGGCATCAGCCATCAAGCGCTTGATCGCTGGTATCGGCCGTGGCGTGGTGGTCACGACCGATCGCGGCTTCTGGCCGAGCCTCATGCCGAAAGCGAGCTGATCCCATAGCTCCTGCGCCGCCGGGAACTTGGCGTACTCATCGACCCACGCGTAATGATGCTGCGGGCCGCGCAGTTGATCGGGCTCACTCGCGTTGTAGCATGTCGCCATCGATCCGTTCGGCCACGTCAGCCGCCGCTTCGATGGCTCGTATAGCGGCCGCTCATCCTCGGGATGCACCGCGAGGATACCACTCTCGCCCTCGACCATGACATCGCGCGCATCGGCCGCTGTCAGCCCTACCAAAGCGATTCTGCAACCCGGATCGGCGGCGGCGACATCGCGCACCCATTCTGCGCCGCAGCGCGTCTTGCCAAAACCTCTGCCCGCGAGGATCAGCCACGTCCGCCAATAGCCGGAAGGAGCAAGCTGATCGGGACGGGCCCAGAACCGCCAATCGTACAACAGCGCCGCCGCGACTTCCGGCTCCAACTCGGCAAGTGTCGCCTCCTGCTCCGCTGAATCCATTGCGCGAAATGCATCAGCCGGCGACAGCATCACTGCATCGTCTCCGGCTGGGATTGCGGCAAGAGACGCCGCTTGAACTGTTCGGCAGAGCGAATGACCTGCTCGTGTCGATGTTCGTGCTGGATCGCCCCGCCGTCTGCGCCAGTAAGCTGAAGCGGCAACACCTTGCCCACTAGACTCATGAACGCTGTTGGGTTTTCATCGGCTTGAGCGACTAGGTAATCGACACCCCCAGCTTTTTCGAGCGCGGCAAGGATCATCTCCTTGACTTGCGCCGTCATCTTGTTCGGGACGCCTTTGGGCCGGCCTTTGCCGGCTTGCTCCACAAACGCCTTGGGCGCCCGAATTTCTTTCGTATTTTGCGAGATAGGGCGCGGCATAACGCCGAACCATCTAGCAGCTACTCAAGCCCTCAGACACGGGTCAAATTCGCGTTCAACCTCCATCATCGCCCAACGCAATACGCGACGGGCCGAAGTCCTGCTTGCCCCAATCCCCCGCCGCACTGCCTCGTTGACGATCGCCGGCCGCTGGTTGCGTAGGCACTCCCGCAGATACACCACCGCTCGCTCGCGGTTCATCGTTCGGTACGGCTGTCCCCGCATCACCTAGCTCCTCGCGCCGTCGTGGGGTTGGGGTGGGTCATCAGAACGGCACCTCGTCATCAAGATCGGCCGCCGCGCGGTACGCCTGGTTCCGCTCGCCGCTGGTCTGCCCGTAGGTCCGGTTATCGCCCCGTGCCGACGCATCCTCACGGTCGCCGCCGGACTTGCCGTCCAGCAGCACGATCGACCCGTTGAAGGGGCGCAGCACGACCTCTGTCGAGTAGCGATCCGCGCCCGACTGATCCTGCCACTTCCGCGTTTCGAGCTGTCCCTCGACGTAGCACTGCGATCCCTTCCGCAGAAACCGCTCGGCGATACCGGCAAGCCCTTCGTTGAAGATCGCCACCGAGTGCCACTCGGTCCGCTCCTTGCGCTCGCCGCTCGTCTTGTCCTTCCAAGTCTCGCTCGTCGCCAAGCGCAGGTTCACGACCTTGCCGCCGTTCGAGAAGCTGCGGCTCTCGGGATCGGCGCCCAGCCGGCCGATCAACGTCACTTTGTTCAAGCCTGCCATTTCCACACCTCGGTTTTTGCGCCTCCACACCTCCACACCAACCCACCCCCCTTACGGGGGGTTAGGGGGTGGTGTGGGGAATGGAGTGATGGTTTCCCCCCACCTCCACACGGTTCCACACTAAGCGGTGTGGCTAGTGTGGAAGTGGTCACTCGGCCCACTTTCCGACCACGATCCAAGCGCGCTCGACGCCCTTATCATCGTCATCCAACACACGTTCGAAGGCGCCCTCGCGAAGCCATTTTTTGAGGATGGTGACGAGCTTGGCGCGTTCTTTCTTGTCGTCCATGTCGAGGTCGAGGACAGGGGCAATGGCGTTTCCGACCCAAGCCTTCGCTTGAATGTGATCTCGCCATCGTCCCTCCGCGACAGCCTTTTGAGCGCGACGCAGGTGCGCCACGGTCACTCCGTCGAAAGCGTCAGGGGGCGACCATGAACAGGCCACGCCCACGCTATCGCCGTTTTCGAGATCGACGTTGTTCATGCGATACCAGTCCGTCGCGTCCGGCGGAGCAAGGTTGGCCTTGTCATTGTCGATCCGGAAAAAGAAGCGGCGCTCGTCGTCGTTGACGCCAAGCGTAGCCGCCTCGTCGCTGGTCATCCGATTGTACACGATGACCGATCGTGCCTTGCCGATAAGGGCAGAAGCCCCACGCGCGCTGTCGGCAGTGGCCTCGGCGCCATTCTGCTTGCGGACGTGGTGTACTAGGTTGATCGCGGCGCCAGTGCGCTCCGCGATGACATTCCATTCGCGCGCGACGATATCGATCGCGTTGTTGTCGTTCTCCGACACGGCGTGCGAGCTGATGAAGGGGTCGACGATGAGGACGTCTATGCGGCGATCCAGCATTTCGGCAATCAGCGCATCGACCACGGGGCGTGCGATGATCGCGCCGTCCGGCCCCTCGGTCGCGATGACGAGGGGTTGGTCCCGGCCACTATCCGTATAGAGGCGGTTGCTGACATCCGCCGGGGCGATGTTGAACCGCTGCGCGGTGGCGTGGATACGCCGCTCGATCTCGTCGAGCGGGTCTTCGAGGTTCCACAACCACACTGAACACGCGCCCTCCGGCATGTCCTTGCCGTACAAATCGCGCCCGCTGGCCAGAGCCAGCGCTTCACCGATTTTGAGCGACGACTTGCCCACGCCGCCGGCCGCGATGTCGAGGGACACGAACTTGCGCAGAAGGTGCTTGCCGTAAATCCACTGACGTTTTGGAATCAGCGCCGTGTCCCGCCACACGAACGGGCTTGCCCGGACCAGTTTATCTTCCGGCTTCGCGGGCGCCGCAAACAGCCGAGCGACATCCTCAAGCCCGTAATGCGCCGCCTGATCGTTGAAATCCGTTCCGTCCGCACCTTCCATCTCCGGCACGACGACGCGAGCGCCAGCCTTTGCCGCAGCGTTCTCAGCGGCTTCGATACCATTCACATCGGCCGCGACGATGATGGCGCGGCCGGGGTATCGCTTGCTGACAATCTGAGCGGTGCGAGAGAGTGCGCCCTTACTGAAGCCTATGACGACCGTCAGGCCTGTCGCGGCCTGGATGGTAGCGCCCGTAGCGAAGCCCTCGCATACCACGACTGGCCCAGATGCATCCGGCTTCAGGGTAAGCGTGGCGCCGCTTGCAGGAGCCCCGGCGTGAAAACGCTTCTTCTCACCGGCCTCAGG